CGTTTTTGCCTCTCATAGCTCTTCAGCATCATCAAGTTGAGATAAAGATAGACTTTGACGAAACAAATCTAGCTGGTCTAGATGTAGCGGAGAAATCGGCAAAGGTGTATGGTAATTATATCTATTTGGATAAAGATGAAAGAGAAACTTTCACAAAAAAGCAAATGGATTTTGTAGTAACCCAAGTCCAAGGATTTAAGACTGAATTGCTCACTGTTACGAACAACAACACCGATGTAGGTGGTCATAATCGTATTGATCTTTCCAACTTTAATCACCCAGTGAAATCATTATTTTGGGGATTCAACGCTTCGAGTGAAGATTTTGCCAATGATCGTTTTACCTTTTTAGAAGCTGATTTACAAATTAATGGTACACATCTACTTGAAAAGATGACTCCAGTTTACTTTCATACCGTTCAAAATTATTACAAATCTTCTTATGGACACTCAGATTTTATTCCAGACACTGAGGTACTTTTCAACACCAGGTATTTCGCATACCACTTCTGTCTCAATGCTTCTGAATATAACCCCTCAGGAACCCTAAACTTTAGTCGCATAGATAACGCAGTCTTGTCTCTTAATGGTGTAGAGAAGGGAAATCTTAGACCAGAAGGACAAGAACTCTTTGTATACGCGGTGAACTACAATGTGCTCAGATTCCGTAATGGACTTGCTGGAATTTTATTCGGTAACTAATGTATAGATGGGCAGAACAGTACGTTTCGATCAGATTTTCGTCACGAGTCTAGACGCTGCACCACGAGAGACCGACGTTCTAAGTGGTCTCGCCAGTATTGATGCTGGTGAAATTACAGCAGATCAAATTCAAGTTGCGAATCTAACTATTACCAACAAGGTTACTGCAAATGTAGAAAGTACGGAGTTCACTGGTCTTACCAACGTCTTTCGTTTTACGGCGACACAGGTTGGTATAGGTACCAACAATCCTGTAAACCCTTTTCAAATTGGTGAGGATCGTGTTATTATTAATGAAAATCTAGAACACTTGGTTGCTATACAGGGTAACGTCATTTCTACTAATGTACTCGCGACCAATTTACTTAAGACTGAAAATGATAAGTTTCTAGTGGATGCAAATGCCTCTAATGTTTTGAAGATCACTGGTAATACTTTCTCCACTAACGCAGCTATAGGTACACACCTTTTAGTTGGTAACGAGGCTGCAAGTGATGGCTCTAACATAGCTGTGTTTGAAAAGGGTAATGTTGTCGTTAGAGATGGCTTCTTGAGAGTATTTGGTGATGTTGATATCACTGGTAACTTGGCGATTACAGAGATTCCTGATTATACGAGTATCAACAATCTTGTCGTATCAAATGCCGTTATACAGATGGCATTTGGTAACAATGGAACCTATGATATGGCTTTACTTATGAAAGATGCAGATGAAAAGTCTAATGTGTTTTTGGGATATACTCATGATGGTGATAAAATGCGACTTTCAAGGACATTTGGTGGCCCCACAACCGCAACCTTCCACGACATTCTTGATTCGGCTAACACTGTAAATCTTCATGTATATGGTGACATATATACACAAAATAATGTGGGTATCGCAAATACTTCACCAGCCCATTCTCTTTCGGTGGGTTCTAACCTGTATATAGATGATACAGCAACTCTCAATGACAACGTTTTACACGCGAATGGCTTTGGTTTTTTCGAAGGTTTGCGAGTTGGTGGTAGTGGACTTAATGTGGGTGAATTAATTACATTAGATGGTGATGCAGCTATACCTATGGTGGTTGAATCTAAAATTCAATCTCATGGTTTTCAGACAACCGGTGTAGATGGGAGTGGGAATGGTGTACCATCTGGTATAGCAAACACAGCTTCAACGAATATGTTATCCTTCAGTGACAAAATATTCATTAATACAGATGCTGCTAATATTATAACAGTTCTCGGTAATACAGCGACGGGTCGTCTCATCACACAATCCATCCTAGTCCAAGATTTCATTGAGGTTGAAGGTGAATCCGGTATTTCATCCGCCGCGAATGTTATTGTTCATGGTGATATATCTGGTGGTGACTCGACTTCAAATACTGTGAGTCTTCGCTGTGGTCCAAATAATGCAGATGGAACAGTGGGAGCTAACGTAACTTCTATTGAAATTATGGGTGCATTAACATCCCATCAATTCCAATCAGTTGTTTTCAAAACCAAGAACACTGAGCGTATGCGCGTGGCTTCAAATGGTTACGTTGGTATCGCTAATACTCAACCAAGTGAAATGTTGACTTTGGGTGGTAACCTTAGACTCAACGAAAGTAATACAGCTATTTTCGGTAATGATACAAATTATCTGAAAGTTTCAACTGATACAACGAATACCCAAACAAAGATTCAAAATCGTGTAGGAAGTGGTAAAGGTCTAAACTTTTATGCGAGCACAACTGACACTATGGGTAACCCCAAGATGACCATTCTTGAAAATTCAAATGTTGGTGTGGGTACTGCAACACCCCAAGGTCTTTTACATACATCTGGTGGTACCGTATTTATCAATAACCAAGTTGTAAATAGAGGAGGTGTAAGCCATTTAGGGGCTCCAATGGTTATCACAAACACAGCTCAAATTACAAATACTTCAGACTTCCAAGATGTTCTTCAACTTGCTCGTGAGGGTGGTGTGAGTTCACAACATGGTGTTAGGGGTACTTTCAAAATGGGTAAGCACGGAACTGGTGCCGGAACTTCGCGTTCTCAATTGAACCTGTCTCTAGCCAGTGACGACTATTCCACACAAGATCATGTGATGACTTGGAGAAGTAATAAACGAGTTGGGATTGGCACCACCGCACCCGCATCTCACCTTGAAATAATTACAACTGGTATAGGAAACTCTTTAACAAATGGTTTACTTATTCATAGTGAAAAGATTAATGATGCAGCAGATGACGCTATTGTAGCTATGCGCGCAGATACTACAAGTTCAAATGCTTTCGTGGCGTTTGTTCAAGCTGATGGTGCGGCAGGTGACACTTCTGGTTATTCCCTAGGTATCACAGGATCAACTGGTGACTTTAGACTTACGAAAAATGCCTACACCATTAATGATTCTACGACGAGTAGAATATTTGTTGATGGTACCTCTGGAAATATTGGCTTCGGCACTGATTCTCCACGTCACAAGCTTGAAGTAAATGGTAATGTAGTGATTGGTAATGAACTATACTTCGGTGGTTTGAGTTCTGATGAATTTGGTAATACTTTTATCAAGGAACGATTATTGAGTACGGATATTTCGGAACTCATCATATTCAAGGGTAATGAGGGTCCAGGTGTACAGGGTCCAGATCAGATTAGGTATGTCGCATCACAACACGTGTTCCAATCGTATAGTGACGCAACCCTTAGTGCAGCTGAGATAGAAGCAATTGAACAGGATACAGGTTCTTCGGTTGCATCTACGGCTCTCTTCATCACAACACAAGGACAAGTTCTTGTAGGAACCACGAATGCGAATGATATCAATAAAACCGCTTCCACGAAACTCTTTGTAAACGGTGGTGTAGAGTTTGCACAGGGTCAGTCTATTAACTTTGCGGCTACATCCGATGGTTCTAAGGCTTTAGATATATTTGCTTTGAGTGATGGTGGTCGTTTTGAAACAACTGGAGCTGTTGATATAAGATTCCAGAATAAAGCAACCATTAATACTCCCGCGAATCAAGTAGTTGAAGCCATTCGAATCAAGAATACTGGTTTAGTTGGATTTTCCACTGGATCACCCGACACCAACGTGCATGTATATTCGGGTATGACTACTGATGTGGATGTTTTGAAACTTGAGAGTCCAGCAAACTCTGGTACAAAGAAGACCGGTATAAGCTTGACAACAGATGATAACTATGGAGGATATGTAAGAGGATTCAGTGATTCCACCCATTCCGTACATGGTACTGTCATTGGAGCAACCAATAATGGAACGGATGGTGACGGTATTCATGTAATACATACGTCAAATGTTGGTATAGGTACAGTAAATCCAAGTGAACATTTTACTGTTTACAATGGTGTATCCCGTATGCAACACGCAACTAGTAATGCTATTATGCAGTTTGCCACTACAACACCTGGTAACGATTTGGCAGTTTCCAATATATACGGTGATGTTTCGGGTAATGTTTACGTGGATCCACACTCAAATGAGATGATTATCAACAGTAATCTTGAAGTCACAGGTGATCTGAACATTGACGGTAAGATTGATCTTGGTAACCAGGTAGCGATTGGTCTAGGTGGTGTAGAAGCCACGACCGATCTTCAAATCGGTGGCGGTCTCATCACAGGGTCTAGTAATGTTGCGTGTAAGAGATATTCACAGACATTCGAACTTGGATCAATTAAGGCAAAGATGGTTCGTCTACTATTTGACCATAGTTCCTTTTATGCTAGGATTGTCTGTATGTTGAGAAAGCGGGATAATAAGAGTGTAGATGGTACTACAGTCACTGCCGGTGAACCGACTAATAGGGATCAGAGTATAATGGTTCTGGAGATCCAAGGTGGTACACATGATGGAAGTACATCCGCAGCAGATGAACTCATTACCGTGGGTACAAAGAATCTATTTGGTGGTGACTCAGATTATCCTTGGAATCCTAGCATCGTTGTTGGTAAAAAGGGTATTATTATCAAACCCGCGAATGTAGAGTCCAACAGAGAATATTCGTATGACATTCACGTGGAACTAATGACTTCTCGTGGTGGAAAACTTAAGACAATGCGAAACAACGTCACCGATGCAGCTGTAGATTCTGATACTGGTGAATTGATCCAGACATTTGATTATTAAATTTACTACGAGGGATAACCCCGCGGTAAACGAAACAATTACGCCCTGATGGCGTCGGATATAGCTAAGGCGATAACTCCGGCAATGAAAGCTATCACGATGTAATTCAATTCACTTTCTTCTAATCCAACCTGAGTCTTTTCAGGCTTATCAACAGACTTCTGTTGTGGCTTTGGAGGATCCAATTCCTCCAAAGGATAGTAAGCTATCATTTATATATGTTTAGAGATTAATTTCCTTTTTTGCCTTCTTTCCCCTGGTACGCCTCGTCTTGGTTGTCGCCACATTGACCTCCTTGACCTCACCACCAGTGGAGTCACCCGAAATGGAGATGATGTCGGAGATATCGTCGTCATCTTCCATCTGCTTATCAGTCGCCGAAATGGCAGTGGTGTTCATAGGAGGTGCCGGGGGCATCATGATACCACCCATTAGACTGGAGATGTCTATACCAGGTCCCTGCATCTGGTAATCACCAGTTCCACCAACGGGGGCCTCTGTTGCGGGACCGTCAGTTTGGCGAGTGGTATTCTGAACAGCGCTCATCATATTCTTGACTAGGTCTGGGTTTTGCTTGATGACGTCGTTCATATTGGGCATCACCGATTTAAACATAGAGTTCGTAAGATGGAACATCATAGCCGAACCACCAAGCATCATGATCAGCTTGATCTCTGGAGCAACCGAAATCTTGGACCGGTACTTAACATACAACTCTTCAAAGACTCCATCATAGTCGTCAACATTCTCCATGATACTTTCAGACCACCCCTCTAGCTGAATCTCGAAGGGGTTGTATCTCTTGTTGAGAAACTCTAAACCTGTTACACAGGCCACCAACATTCGTCGCGAGAAACGAATAGACTGCTCAACATCAATACTGTAGGTAATACGCTTCACCTCAGATCTAAGTTCATCAACATTTGAGTAAGCGTTCAGTCTCTTGTTTACAGTGAAACCCTTCTTCTCAAGGCGTCCCAACTTGTTGATAAGATCAGCCTTCTCCTCGTCAATTGAACCGTACCCCTTCGTAGGTTTTTCATCCTCCTGTCCTGAACCCTGATTTCCATAATCATCAGCATCGTCAAAAAAATTGGCATCTTCATCACCATCACCATAGTCAATTTCTTCATCTGGAGCCGAAGCATTCTGGTTAGTCTGTTTGTTGGGGTTCACAAAGGCATCCATACTTTCCTGTTGCTGTGCCATTGGGGGTTGGTTGTAACTGGGTCTAGTTGGTCTAGGTACACGCTGAGGGCGGGGGGCGGAAATCTCAATCTCATCCATGATGGCCTGCTCATCTGCATCCAATTTCATAACACTGGTATTTCCTCGATCGATTACGATCTCTTCGTCCATCTACTCTCTATGTAGAAACTAAAAAAATTACCTTTAACGCAGTTTAAAAAAATATTGGTTCATTATAAATGTTCTCCTCTCTCAATCGTGTCAGCCGCAATGCTCTCACCATGATTGTTATTCTTCTCTTGGTCATCTCTGCTCTCGGGGCTCTTAAGTCCAGTACAAGCAGTAAGTATACACCCATTACCACCAAAACTTCCAATGATGGTTCCGTCTTCGATCTCCCAGTCGAACTCGAGTGTACCGCTGGTTCTGGTAAGAAAGGTGGCCCTTACGCCAAGGGTTTAACTCCAGGGGGTGTTTGTGGTGCCCAGAAGTTGGTCTCCGCGCAAGCTGGTGGTTATGAAATCACAGATGGAATTGGTGGATCTTTAATCTAAGCTAATAATATATGGCGCTGATTACAACTCCTACTCAGTTGATTCCAGATCTTCAACACGAATACCACACCGTGACTATTGATTCAATTGGACAGACTACTGCCAATACTTTCACTTGTCATCTTCAACAACCCCTGAAAAATGTTGTACAGGCTAAATTGTTAGCTGCTAGAATTAACACCACCACGGCGACTAAACACTGTTACCTTTCCATAGAGGAACTTGACAGTATTTTCACTGAGCGTGCTTCTAACGAACCAAATGGTCAAGCGTCTAAAAGTGTTGTTCGCAATTCTTTCGCTAGTATTGTTGGTGAAGGTACCGCGACATTTCTTTACAAAGATAACTATTCATTAGTGACTCAATATGTGAACCCAATTCGCAGCATTGACCGTTTCACTGTTAACATTCGTAATCAAGATGGTAACCCAATTGTACCATCAAGTCCTGCTAAGGATAATTTTTTAATA